AGCGGACATCCATTAATATATAGTCGCTAATAACACTGGGCGTTTGGCCGGCGGCGTCAATATTGACCGCTTGCCTGAAATACCCGCCTCTCTGGCCCTCTCCAGGGCTGCCAAGGGCAATCGAGCGCCAATACTCACTCTTAGTCGTCTGGTCAGTGATGACCTCGGCCATATGCCAGGCAAGTTGGTAGGCTATGAGCTGAACAAAATAAGAGGGCATCGCGCCTTCGTTTACAATTTTCTGGTAATCAATATGAATTTCTTCGGCGTTCGTCATCAGAACAGGCAAGCCGGCGGCCCCCTGGTTGATTTCCCACTGTTTATACGGAGAGACGCCAGAAGCTTTTGAGACTCGAACCGCTCGGGGAACACCGAGGAGCGTGTCGGATGGAAGAATATATTGGTAGGTCCACTCGTTTGCGGGGGTCGCTGTGTCGCGCGCAAGCTGGGTCTTTGCAATCGTAAAGGACCAGGGGTACATGCCGAGGGTTGATGCTACTATTTCAGTATACATACTCGCGCATGCATCAGCGGCCACAGAGCCATCTGCAAAACTTGTAATGGCTTCAGCCCCTAGGAACATTAGCGCTTTGTTACAGATTGAAACCTGAGTATCGCCCGCTGCCATGACAGTCTCCTAAACAAGTTGGTGGGGGACGTTGCCGCCCCCCGCCTAATTTTAGTCACTATCTGTCATTGTGACAGCAGTACCGTCGGTGATATCAACTATGCCAGAAGCGTTGCTGGCAACCATCGCGATAGACATCGTCGGGGTGTCGTTGTCATAGACAAACACGACGTCGCCGACAGCCAAGAGCTGAGATGCATCGTTGAAATATCCCGCTGAATTTACAGCCGCAATCGCGTCCGCCGAAGTGTAGGACCACATTGCGCTGTTAGAACCTTTTTTGGACTGTCCACCGATTGGGTTAAGTCCAGTTAGAGCGTAAGCCATTTTTCAAACCTTTCTTTAATTATTCGGCGCAAACGACATCGACTATGCCGGTCACGTCTATAGCTGCGGCACCCATTGAAAGCATCGACGTCACTAAGAAAGATGTTTTCTCAGGGATGTAGTTGATTTCAGTTTTAGGAGCGATACCCACGGCGCAGCCGAGCGCTGAACGATGGAAGGCGAAGCAAGTACGGTCGGAGCTTGCTAGCGGCAAACCACCTTCGTCGCGGTCACCAACAATGTGGAACGTAAAGCCCATCATCTGGTTGATTGAGCCTTGGACCAATGCTTGCAATGTCTGGAAGTCAGAGCTTATTGCGCGCTCGTCTGAGAGCAATCCGGCCAGGTTGTTGGCGTGGATTACAAAATGACGATCTGTCATTGGCACGTTAGCAGCATCGAGGCCTTTTTTAGCGGCGATGATTTTACCTACGTTGAGGTTCGAGTTAGCTGCCGAACCGGACGTGACCACGTTTTTGGGAACAGTTGTGCCGGCAGATGCCGCTTGCAGAGCATCGATAAGGATCTGGTCCTCACGACGACCGATAGCATTACCAACCACTTGAGCCAGCTCACGACGTTCGTCGAAGTTGACCTTCTGCTGATTGAAGATGTCTGAGTACTCGGAAGCCACATAGTCGGCCAATGAGACTGAGACTGAGGAAAACGAAGCGTTTATAGGAACCACATCAGATTGCGGTACGCGAATAGACGCTTGGCCTTTTCCTACTTTGGGAAACTTCACGGCGTCGCCAATGACGCCAGTACGCATTCTTGCAGCACCTCGAAGGACGGCGCTGGCTTGATAAGCCTGATGCACCTCTGCTTCGAATAATTGCACGAATGCTGGGGATAAGTTCGTTGACATAATATACTCCAGCTTGAACCAAAAAGATAAATCGCCTTTTAGGTTGTCGGAGTTACTCCGGCCTCTGGCTTCGCGGATGCGTCCGCGCGCGGTGTATTTCTACACGCCAGACCGGCCCAGTTGGGTTGTCAGTCAACTCCCCTATATAGCACAAGCTGGGGCTTGTAAACTTATTAGATGTTACGTTTGGTATTTGTACAAAAAATGGGGCCACCGAAGCAGCCCCAAGTTGGGGAGAAAACATTTATTTGTAGCGTTGTTCAAACATTCGCTCTACTTCGCGCGTGAACTTAGAGTCTGATCCGTATCTTGCATCTTGCATCTTGCTCTGAATGTCCGATTTAAAATCATCCTCACTCATGCCGGCATCGCCCACCGAAGCAATCGGTATTTGAGACAGGTCTCCGGTCATCTGGCGGACCTTCTGCATCAGTCGTTGGCCGACAGCGCTGCCGCCCCACATATCCAATTCGGCGCGCTCGGCTTCCGAAACCACACCCTTGCGCTCCAAACCATCCGCCCAGTTGACGTTTGATTTGATAATCTCATCAGCGTTATTGCCCAGGGCTTTATGCTCGGCTTGGTAGTCCATCTTAGCCTGCGCCTGGTTCTCGCCAGCCATTGACGATATTTTACCGGCTAGGTCGTCAAATGCGGCCTGGTTAATACCATATTGCTTGGCCCACTCTGTATAGGCTCCGATGATTGGATCATCTTTCTCGTAGCCGGCCTCGTCCAGCACGTTGGTGTCGTACTCGTCGGGGGCTTTGTGCTTGCCCTGGGAGAATTGTTTTTGCAATTCCTCATAAGACTTCACGATGTTTTCTAGGTCTGGGCCTTCTTTTTCGTCCCAAAACTTTTCAGGAAACCAATCTGGTTTGTCAAAAACCTCCGGTTCACCGTCGGTCTCGGCGGCATCTGCATCAGCACGATGCTCAATGTTTTGACCTTCTTCATTTTCTTGCTCTTCAGCAAGAGCGCTTGCGGCCATCAATCCATCTGGGGCCGATTGCTCGGTTATCCCAGCGTCTGGGGTTTCACTCTGGCTCATTTGCTCTCCTAATTCGTTGTTCAATTTCTCTGACTAAACTGTTCTGACCCTCACGCGCGTATCCAAATGATGCGTCAGCGCCTGGCACCCAAGCCGGTTGCTCAAGAGTTACATGACGCAGATGCGCCAAAACCTTTTGGCCGTCCTCAGTCCCAAAGCAGCGGTGAAACGAAGTGTTCAAAGACCGCGTTATGTCTGCGTCGCGCAAACGAAGTGGCGTCACTGTTGCGTCTACACCATCCCAGCCTGGGCTGTTGATTGAGCGGATTTTCTCGGCTTGGTTCATTGCGGCGGCACTCCCATTCCGTCAGGCGGTGTCATGCCTTGGCTTTCCATAGCTTGCTGGGCCATCTGCATTTGTTGCTGGGCCATCTGCTCTCGCTCTTGCGGAGACGTGCGGAGCTTCGCCGGTATGCCGAGCTGATCGGCAATGTAATCGCCCACCGCGTCCATCTTGATTAGTGTTTGGCCCTGTGGACCCAAGCTCTGGGTAATCTGCATAAACTGCATGACTTCGTTCAGCTTATCCATGTTTGAGGCCATCGCCAGCGGGGAAATAGGCGTGACGCTGACTTGCAGACCGTTAACTTTTAGCGGCAGTTCGATCATTCCCATCTCGTCCATCAGCTCCATAGAGCGCCGGACAATCGGCATCATCGTTTCAGTGATAAGACGACCGAATGCAGCCCCCAAATTCTGGGACAGCTCCTTCATCCGCTCAACAATCTCAGTGGCAGAGCGCGCCGACATATTATCAGGCGGTAAACTTTCGTCGAGCAAGGTCTTTTTGATGTTCAGGCGCAGATCGTTGCTGACAATTTGTGACAGGTTGGCGTCCCCGCTCCGAGGGAGGGGCTGCAAGGATGGCCCACGGGGACCGCCATTTGAGCTGACGCCAATGATGGCACCAGGCACAATGCTGATTGCCTGCGGGTTCAGCACTCCATCATCAACAGCGGTGAACACGCCGCCAATACTGATTGAAGCGTTCTTCAACGTAAGCTCGACGACCTTGTTGAGCGTTTTAATATCGGGCAGGGCGTATAGCACCGGACCCCGACCGTAGCGCTCATTTGAGGCTTTCATGTAGCGGCTAATCACCCACGGGAAACTCTTCATAGTCCGGTGAACAATCTTATAATCTTTCTGCATTGGCATCAGACAGTAATGAACGTCACCATCGTGATAATAAGTGGCCTCCAGCATCTCAATCTTTTGCGTCGGGTCTTCTTCATACTCTTTGCGAAGATCATCAGGGATATCTGCGTCCGGCCACTCGCGCTCAACCACCGCAAACGGGCGCGAAAGCTTGCGATAGACTGCATCGACAGACCCGTTCGGGCCTTCTTCAAAGCATATGTGATATGTAGGAACAGCAGTATAGCGGATAGGCGTGGCCTCATCGCCTGGCTGGATCAACATCACCGCTGTACCCACAGCTAGATCAAGCAGAAACTCGCCCATGGCCAAATCGAAACCGGACTGCCCCATCACCCCAAACATTTTGTCTGTGTAAAGATCGAGGACTTGCTGGACTTCAATCTTCCGCTCTTCTGGAATTTCGTTTCCTGGCTGCAACCGGCACCAGGCACGTTGCGGCGGAAACAAAGAAGATTGTATGCGGTTGGCAAAACGGGCGGTAGAATGGATGGCGGTGCTGTCAAACACACGCTTCATTTTGTTTTGACCTGGCGTACCGCTTTCAGCGTAACCGTCATAAAGGTTTCGCATAGGCAGCGCGTACTCATACGCTTCCTCATAGATGCTGCGCCACTGCTCTTTGTGCGTGTCTGCAATCTTATAGCGGTTTTTGATGTCCGAGACAGATCTTTCCATTATGATTTCTTATGCCTTTGTGCAAAGTTACGCGCTGCCTCGACTGACCCGAACCCCCAGGCCTTTAGGGCCAAAGCCTTTCGCGTCGGCTCTCCCTTATCGTTCTTCATTGGACCGTTCATTCCGGCGAACCGAGCCGCAAAGCTAACGCGCCGAGGGTTGACCCCTGTCTTAACTGGAGCCTTGAGGTTGCCGCCGTCCTTATTCTCAAAGTGGCGACGGCCAGCCTCGTTCAGCCCACCGCTAGGATTTTGATGTGCTTTTTTTACCATCAGTCGCCGCCACCTTCGCGAATTTCTTCGCTGTCGCCTTCCGAAGACTGCTTGTTTTGCTGCTCATCGCGCGCTTCATTGGCCGCTTGCCGGTTTTGGCTCCGTACATCATCACCTATATCCCTGTGTTTTGGATTTCTTCTAAATGTTTTCATGTCAGCCGCGCGGGTTTCGACCCGCTCCCAAGCTTGTTTTTAAAACTGTCCGCTCGGAGGTTTCAGATGAGCCGTAGACGCCAGGAGCCATGAGGACTCTACTACCACCAGTACGCCGCGCACTCGCACGAGCCTGGATTTTACGCTTCGCATCTCTCTCTTCAGCGGCGGCGCGGCCTTCTTGCTGCACAACGCGTTGCTCTTGAGCCGGATCTGGGGCCGGCGCTTTTGGCTTCGAAAATAGTCCACCCATCAGAAAATCCTTGAATACATTTGATAGTCCGCGCCGTCTGGCCCGTACTTTCGCAGCAAGCCCTCGCGCTCAAAGTAACATCGCTTGGCCCAGCGGTCAGCGTGAACATTTTGGGTGTGAACCGTGAATTGTAGCCTCTTTATTGCCCGTTTGGCGGCGACATGCTCAAAAAAAGCCAGCGAAGCACGGTGAAAAGCTATCGTCTTTCGGTCAATATGCTTCGACGGGATGAGCCAAGCCTCTGCGCAGCCAGGCCAAAACTCGTAAACACCAAACATCGCGTAAATAATCCCATCACCGATGCCGGTATAGGCCAAGCCTTGAGCGGCAAAGTTGGTGAGATACTCTTGATAGTTTGGGAAGTTCTTTAAGTTCCACTCGTCGAAGTCGTTTATCTCGCAAAGCTGCAAGTGCATGGGCGAGAAGGGCGCTACCTTGTGGTTAACCCCGTCCAGGCGCATCACCTGGTTTAATTCATCAACCGAAAACATCGAAGTCCAACACCCTTGCTTGAATAGGCCGGCCACCGACCGGAGTAGGGCGCTTGGTCATAATCCGATGCTCGGAACCCAGTAAGCAGTACCCCGCCGCGTCGCCAACGTGTGAATGTTCGTTCTTGTTGGGCGTATCTCGGAACCTTTCTTGGCCGGCACCGATTGCCACGCGCCTAAAGTGATACCCACCCGCCAAGCTTTTCCGCAGCCGCATGCATTTGCGATCAATTAAAAACCCTGGCTTGCCTTCGATGAGCCGGCCCATGGGAATGGCCAGAGCTTCTCGGCGTGTCCTAAATTCGTTGGTTGCGGTGGGCCGTGCCAGTAGGCCATGCGTTTTGAGATGCTCAAACGCGGTGGTCTCAAAGATCATATCGCGCTGTGAGCCGGCGGGGTCACCCCAGATCAGAGTTTCATATGCTGGAAATCGGCTTTCGAGGTCGCTTTTTAGCATAGAACAGAAGCGCTCTAGGCCCATTTCAAACGTGACCAGTTCATGCAAGACATGCCATGTGTTGTTGGGCATCCTCTGGGCGAATATAGCCGCTGGCGTCAGTCCGAAATCGAGGCCGACATGGATTGGCACTGACGGATCTGCTTCTAAATCGGTACACATCATTTCGTCGTTGTACTCTGGCCATACCGCGCGGCCTTCTTGGACGAACGTATACTTGCCTTGGGCATAACATCTTACCCAATCGACATTCTTGCCGCCTAGAAGCTGTTCATAATATCCATCTGGCAGGTTGCCTAGGTTCTCGGCCTTGGGGTTTGTCTTCCACCAGCGTCCGCCCTGGTGAATAAACCCCTGGGCCTCGGGCATTTCCGCCGGCACGTCCTTCAGATCCACCTCTAACACGCCACCAGGCTGGCGAAAGAAGTCCCAGCGAAACTTGCCGCCAGGGCGTTCCTTCTCAGCCAGCCGGTAATACCAGTGGTCGTCGTCCATGGGGTTGGTATCCATAATCACGCCGCGCCAGGTAGGTCCGCCATCCGCCTTGGTGGGGAAACGACCCACGCGGTGCGTCAGGCCATCGATGACTGCCTTGGGCAACTCACGGCACTCATTAACCCAAGCGCCGGTTAGCTCCAGCGACAGCAATTTGCGCACATCCTTCGGATCATCCAGGGCCATGAAGATAATCTCGCAGTCAATACCGGCAGCACCGTCTCGGCTGGGCAGCTTGATGTGATGCGTGATGGGCGGTGAGTACTTTACATTGCCCCAGGTATGCTCGGGCAGCAATTCCAGCCAGGTCTTTAGCGTCGTGGTCCTCAACATGGGGTGCGTATTTCTCACAATAGCCCAGCGCGTGTACTTTATACCATCCCTGGGCGACGGCTTTTGCATAACAGCGCGACGAAATATCTCGGCACAGCAGGCATAAGACTTGCCAGAACCAACAGGCCCCAGCAATCCACGCACAAAAGCATCCGAGTTAAAAAACTTGGCCACAGTCGGTGACGACGAAAAATCTAACTTTAGACCCGCGGGTATCGGCTTCTCACTCATGGTCATCCTCCAAAAAAATACTGTTGCCCAAGGCAATAGGTATCTCGACAGTCACAATCCGATATTCACAGTAGACGCATTTGCGTTTGCGCTTGATTGTGGCGTAGCCGTAGCCATTATGCGGTCGGCTATCCC